GAAAGTTTTATCTTTGTTAAGCGTGAAACCAAGATCAGATAATATTGATCTAACATAATTATGCATCTCCAAGGGATAAATTAAATCGTCCCCGAAGACACTGATTTCACCTTTCAGACCAGTTAACTCTTGAATAGCAAGTAATATGCTATAAAAGAGCAGGGTTTGAAGCTCAAAAGTAAAACCAATTCCCATCGTCATAAACGATGAGAGGTGGTAAACCTTACCTTTAAACTGAAAGGAATTTACCCTTCCATACTTCAACTTATTATACCACTCTCGTGGTACAATAGCATTAACCACATGACTCATAAATGAGTCAGATGCACTAGACAAGTCAGCTGTTACCAGCTTACGATCAATGGAGCTCTTCCGAGCCAACCGTTGATGTCTATCAGGTGCATATCGAAGATTTAAGCCAAAAGCTTTGAGTCTTCTACGTATCATGCGACCAATACTGAGAGAATAATAGCTCCCAATGGTCGTATTTGGCATGATACCGCGATTAATGTCCCATTTCTTCGGAACTGTTGTATAGTCTAGCGTTTGGACAGCGGTTAGCTGACCATGACGAAAGACATCGCGGAGTAACGGATCGCCATTAAGGAGATCAGTCATCCACACAATGTGCTCAGGGGATCCTGAAATAGGACCTATAAATTTCTGGTCCGGGTCAGATCGTCTCTTCGTAGACATTGTTGTTGCATTGGAAGAAAAAGAACCCAATGCCACATGTTCATCGTCATCAAACTTACCAAGAATCTCTCGACAAAGACGTCGAGCTCTAGAACAAACCTGACGAGCCCGTAAAGGGATGTCATTCATTGTTGTAGTTTGTACCTTTAAAAACTTTTCAAAGCACAAAGATTCTCGTTCCTCTTCTAAACCTAGTTCGGATGCGAACGTCCACCTCTTGAAAAATGATTCAAGTTGGATTCTGTACCGCATCCAATCTGTAGGTGCTAAGAGACAACCACGTTGTGGCCAATCTCTTAGTACACCACGAGATTCAAGGTG